AGACCTCATCAAACTTGAGCTCACCATTCTCATATACACGTTCCAGAGAGCCGGCCTCAGACAAGCGATACTGACGGGCTTTTTTGAAGTCTTTGTTAGATCCTTTACCACACCAAGCCTGGAATGTAGGCTTTTGGGCCTCGTAAGCCTTTGCCATGGATTTATTAACAGAATCGGTTGCAATGGATACGAAATGAGAACCGGGTGTTAAGACACGGGCAAAAAGCTCATCATCGCTTAGCCGGCGTGCCTTGGTTTCGCCGCTGCGCTCCAGACACTCAATGGCAATATCTCTAAGACTCATGCCACGAAGTTCCTGGGCTCCCTCAGCCGGCTTGTCAACGGCAATAGCATTGCGCATCAGGATTGCATCAGAAGCAGCTGCCCTATACTTAGCGGTATCCTCTTCAACAACACGAACGCTGGGATCTGTGCCAGAAGCAAGGGGCGTATTACGTTTGATCAGTTCATCCAGGACAAAGGAACGGGCCTCTTCAACAGACCGGCCATCTACGATAAAGGGATTCAGATCCACTCCGGAAGTATCAGCCAGGGCACGGATCTCAGTAATACGGGCTCTTTCGGTTTTAATCGCTTCCTGGCGCACTTCCTCTTCGGACCGGGCGGCAGTAGGATTAACATTGGCAGCAGAAACGGGTACTACAGGGGTTCCAGTTTGATTTGTCATTTTAAAATCACCTACTCTTTCATTTTCTTCGTCTTCGTAATCTTCAAGGGAACGTCCAACTCCAACTGTTGGGTCTGCCGGTGTTGGTTCAATGCTTATTTCTACAGGTGACCAGCGCAAAGCCAGTGAACAAGGGCCAACAAAACGTCCATTGCTGGATGTTTTTCCTGGTTCAACATCTTCCCAGTTATCCACCTTGTATCCAACTGAGACACCATTAAGCATGCCGCCTAAGACCTTTTTGCAAATCTTTAAGGCATTTTCATCCTCCCCGTCAAAGGTAATCTCAGCTCTGCATTTGCGTTCGGGGGCATCTAACCAAACCCGGTTAATCTTGGCAATAGGCATGCGCCCGATATTGGGGTCTCTCCCATGAGTAAACAGGACTGATCCGACTTCCTGTATCCGTTGTAAGTCAACGCACCCTTCGTCATGCAGCAATATTTCTGATCCATACCAGCGAACCACTGGATCTTCAGAACTAAAGCTCAGTTCTATGGTTCGTTCAGAGCCTTCCACTGCCCGGATCATGGCCGGCAAGACTCTGAACTGCTGGTTGTCCCTACTCTTGGTTTGGGACTTCGGTTTTTCCGGCATTTTTTTCAACACCCCCAATTCCTAATTGTTCTATAAATTTTTTCTCCTTGGCTCGCTGTTCCATGGTCTCTTTCCAATCCATGCCCTTTGATTCAAGGAGATTCTCCAGGGTATCTAAGTTGTTTTCCAGTGCGCTTTGATCGGCTTTGGCTTCCTTCAGCGGATCAATCCACGCCCAACCAGGAGCAATCCAGCGATGCTCTAAATATCGCTCTTTCTCTGCATTAAATTCTTCCATCGTTATAGGCAGCTTGCCGGCAATGATGGCTGCAGTTAAAAATTCCTCATAAACAACCCTGCAAAAATGATCAATGAGAAACTGCTGCCACTCACGGTAAGTGCCCCTATCTTCAAGCATACCTTGGCGTGCACTGGAGTAATTCACCTGACTCATGTCACGAGACACAGCCTCATATGATAAGCCCTGCCCGCCGCCGGCCAATCGTTGTTGGGTTGAGATAAATTCTTTCGGCGCAGTGCCTGTCCCATTAGGAGCAATGGACTGAGCTTCATCACCTGGCAACAGTTCCAGCATCATGCCTGGCGTAATTGCCCGGCCATTATAACCGGTCTTGGGATCAACCTTGGAACCGGCTGCCGGAAGCCCACGCCCAACGGATCCACCCAGGGCCGGGGCCTGTTTTTTTATTGCTATACCAAAGCATGCCAGGATGCGCTCTTTAACGGTAAGAGCCTCAACATATTCATCCGTGTCTTTAATACGGACCATGGTGTTAGCCATGGGGCTTATTTCACGGATTTGGCTTGGCCGCCTTTTTTCCCAGAGAGCAATTACCCGACTGGCTTCAACCCTGGTGCTGTTACCTGTGAAAAAGCCCTCCGGATCCACATCCCTGAAGTAATAAGCAATCGGTTTATTGTACTTATCAACCTCAATCCCGGCAACAATCCTGTTCCCTCCGGACGTAAGGCTCATAGAAGTAAAGGTGTCCAGATCGTCAACTTCCCGGGCTTGCAGCTTAAAAGGTAAAACACCATCCTTAGTAGAAGCCTTGATGAATAAAATTCCGCCATCTACCCGGATCCGACGCATTGTCATTTTTTGAAGCTCTGCAAAAGTTTGTGTCCCGGTAAGGTCGCAGTTTTCCGGCCTGGACCATATAGAAAAAAGAGTCTCAATCTTTCGATTAAGCTCTTCATCCTCTTCCCCTGATTTGTTTTTGACCTTTGCCTGCACCCTAATGCCAGTTCCTACTACATTTCGTGTAAAAGGAGAGACTAAAGCTTCAAACATATCGTTGTTTCGCTCTAAATCCCTGGCACGGTTGCGGATTATATCCCGCCTTCCCCGATCAGTCTGTTCTGCCGTTCCGTTCATGGGTACCCAGTTGTTATTTGTCCGGGCAAAACCGCCGGCATCATACGCTGATCGCAGCGCCGATCTCCAACACATCCGGTTATAGGCTGCCATTGGGCTTACAAATCCAATCATTCGGTCGATAAAATTCGGATCGTAACGTGTTTTTATGTCTTCGCTCACTTAATGCCTCACCTCCTATCAAAATTTGCAACCGAGATGCCAAAGCCCTGCTCCGCTGCTAATTTATATTCCAGCCTTTGTCTCTCTTTAATCAGAGTATCAAGGTTTGCCTTGGTTATGGACCGTGATCCAATCTTATAAGACTGTGCTCCGCTTAGAATCGCTGAGATTGCAGCGTTTATTTCGTCGAGCTGAATTCTGGTTGTCATCTTAACCACCCCCTAGCAGGCCTAATCCAATTATTTGCATTGTAATCTTTGTTCTCTTCCACCTTTGGCCCGGAAGGGGCTGCAGGCTCTGGTTCATCATCAAGGTGCAGGTATCTAATCTTTAAGATATCGGCTGCCACAAAAGCATAAACTTCGCAGTCAAGGTAATGGTTATCTCCGCCGCTTACCTTTTGACGCCAAACTTCTCTTTTCTGGTTGCCGGCAATCTCAATGACCTTTTCTTCAGCTGTTACCTGTTCGGCATATTCTCTGTCGCAACCCTTATAAACCATCCAGCTGCCAGGTCCATTTTCCTTAAGCATCCTGGATGCGATTTTATCTTTATACTGACCGCCATCAACAACATAAAGATACATGCCGCAGGCTTTGCTGTCTGATTTATCAATTCTGGATATGTTATACGGTGCCAAAAGAGGTTTGCTTGATCCCTTTATAGGTACCGCCCAGTCCTGATGCTCAGCGCAAAAATCATAAACTTCATCTTGGGTAAAACCATCACCGGAGTCAATGGCTACCAGGTTAACAATTCGCCGGTTTCCGTTGGTGTCGGTAAAAGAGCTGTCCATGATAATTTCAAGCATTTCCCACGTTTCGCACTTGCCGTGGCAAATGTTCCAGCTGGTAGTCTTTTCTCCCCAGGCTCTGATCGTCCAGTAAAGGTACCCACGCTGTACGTCAACGCCGCCGGTTAAAATTAAGGCCTCCGCCGGCACTTCGCTTTCCTCATATTCGGACTGCCGCTCCAGCACTGTGTCGGCACTGGTTTTTGCGCTCTTTTCTTCCCACGGCTCAGCCAACCATGAGTTTACAAAGTTCTGTAGCAGCTCACGGCTACCTTTTGACTTGACAAACTCGTAGGCGATATCACCAAAACGCACCCAGGGAGAATAAAAGGTGTTTATCCAAAAGGCCGTGCGCCTGCTGCCGCATGATTTTATGGCCTTCCACTCACCATTCCTGAGCATATCCGGTTTATGGTGATCCTGGATAATTCCAGCGCAGTGAGGGCATTCGTAATATGCAGTATTGCGTGCGTCTTCCGGCTCTTTGGTTTTTGTCCATTTAAGCTGCTTAAATAAAAAAATATCCTTAGCCCCGCAATGAGGGCAAGGAACGTAATATTTCATCTGGGTGTCTGCATTTTCCCAGGCCTGCCATATTGGCCTATACTTGTAAGTCGGAGTAGAAGTCTTCAGTATCTTCCGATTATGAGCAAAGGTCTTGGTTCTCTCTATGGCCAGGCTGATTGGATCAGCTTCGTCGCCGGAAACTTTAGGATATTTATCTATTTCATCAAGGAACAAATACCGGATTGGCCTGGAAGCCAGCGAAGCAGGGGAGTTCGCCCCGGCTAAAACAACATACATTTCATCGAATTGCAGCTCAAGCTTCTTTGATTTGTTATCAAATCTCTTTTTAAGATTCGGACTGGCGTTAATCATAGGCTGGATCCGGTTGCCT